AACAATAGACACTAATCTGACGGCTTTTAATAGCCTTCCCACAAAGAGTCTATTCAATGCCAATACCGGTACGGGATCTGGCCCTATACAGTTTGACACTACAACATTACCTACTAGCGATAAAAAACGCTCTGAGATAATTGACTATGTGCGTATGCGCCTGGGCGACGGCTTAGTTGATGTTGAACTGGAACAAGAACACTACGAAATGGCCATTAATCAAGCCTTGACCAAGTATCGTCAACGTGCCCAGAATTCAACAGAAGAAAGTTATTGCTTCTTAGACCTATTGCCCGAGACACAGGAATACATACTGCCCAAAGAGATCATGACAGTACGTGCAGCATATCGTCGTGGTATTGGCAGTGTAACCGGCACCACTGCAAGCATGTTTGAGCCCTTTGCTTCGGGTTTCTTAAACACATATATGTTACAGGCCGGACGTGTTGGCGGACTAGTAAACTACGAACTATTTGTAGACTATCAAAAACTGACTCAAAAGATGTTTGGAGGATTGTTGAATTACTCATTTAATCCGGCTACTAAGAAGTTGACCATTGTGCGTAAAATGCCACATGGTTATGGTGGTAGTACTGGGCGCGATAACAATCAAAATCCATACGAGAGTGTGCTGCTTTGGGTATACAACACCAAACCTGATCAAATGATTCTAAGTGATCCTTATGCATATCCCTGGTTACAAGATTATGCATACAGTTTTAGTAAGCGTATTCTGGGCCAGGCCTATAGTAAATTTAGTCAAATAGCCGGACCACAAGGTGGTGCTACACTAAATGGTACAGCCATGCTCAGTGAAGCACAAACTGAAATGGACAAGTTAGAAGAAGAACTCAAGCAGTATGTGGATGGTAGTCAACCCCTGACCTGGGTAACCGGATAAGTTGACAAGTGTGCTAGAAATATATTAAAATGCTCTGTAATAGGAGCATTTTTTATGATTATAGGAATCTGCGGATTAATTGGTGCTGGCAAAGATACTGCCGCTGACTATTTGGTCGGGTTTCACGGGTTTCGTAGAGACAGTTTTGCCAGCACATTAAAAGATGCAGTGGCCGCAGTTTTTGGGTGGGACCGAGAACTGCTTGAAGGACGTACTCCTGAAGCACGAGCCTGGCGCGAGCGTGTGGACCACTGGTGGGCAGAACGCTTGAACATGCCTAATCTTACTCCACGTTGGATCCTACAGTATTGGGGCACAGACGTTATTCGTAATCACTTTCACGATGATATTTGGATAGCCGCATTGGAATCACGTCTAGCACGACGCAGTGATGATACAGTAATCAGTGATGTGCGATTTCCAAACGAAGTCCTAGCAATCAAAGCACAGGGCGGCAAAGTAATTTGGATACAACGTGGTGCTACTCCTCATTGGTACGAACTAGCTGCTCGGGCTAATAGCGGGGACACAAAAGCACGGGAATGGCTAGATAAAGAAGGTATTCATGCCAGTGAATATTCATGGGCCGGTACTGAGTTTGATCAAATCGTTGTCAACAATGACGGCATTGATCGACTGTATGGTCAACTTAAAAATCTGGTACAAGAGGACCTTGTCGCCAAGGAAGTTTAGACTTATTGACCTCGTGGATGCAGTTTAAACAGACTGTTTTGAGGTTAAAATGATTATTGTTCTTTAAATTCCCGTCGGCGTAGAATACTGCACTCTGTTCAGGAAATTTGAACTTAAACCCGCACTTGTCGCAAGCGGGTTTTTTTCTATATCCGCCTTTTGACCATGCAGGTATTACTTTTCCCTTTTTACCGGAACGTGAACATACATCGCAGACTCTGCGGTAGTGCGTAACATCTTCTTTGACATAATTTACTGCAACCGGGCGTTGATTACAGGCAGGGCAAATTTTGCGTTCCATACTGTATTTATTGCTTGACCTTTGCAAAGGGCACCGTAAGTGCCCAAAAATACAGTTATATTATAAATATCAATAACAGTATATAAAGGAAAGTTACTATGGCATTAGTATCCCCAGGTTTACAATTAACCGTAACAGACGAGAGTCAGTACATCAGCAACGCAATTGGCACAACGCCACTGGTGTTATTGGCCACTGCACAAGACAAAACAATTAACGGTAGCGCCGCAACAGGCACAAGCGCCGCCAATGCTGGCAAACTACAGATATTTGGTAGCCAACGCGAGCTAACAACTGCTCTAGGAACACCGACATTCCAACAAAGTTCCGCCGGAACACCATTACATGGCGACGAGCGTAATGAATACGGCCTAATGGCTGCATACAGCGCATTGGGTGTAAACAACCAAGTATACGCAGTCCGTGCCGATATTGATTTAAACGAACTAGCCGGTACTAGTGTTCGTCCAACTGCCTCAGCGGCAGACAGCACTTATTGGCTTGATTTGGCAGACACATCGTGGGGTATTTACGAGTGGAGCGCAGATACACAGAGTTTTACAGAGAAAACTCCTACAGTAATAACTTCGGCTGCCGACGTTACCACAAGTACGCAAGGTACATTAACTGCAGAATCTACGCCAGTGGCCACAATCGGTTCTATGGGTAGTTATGCAGTAGTTGCTACAACAAGTAATAATAGAACATTCTACAAAGCAGGTGTCAACGTTGGTACTGTGGATCCATTTAGTATTAAAAATACATGGACCCTATTGGGCACACCAAATTGGTATGCAGCACATCCTGCAACAATTGCCACAGTATCGAGTCCAACTGTTGCAGTTGGTGCTAATTTACGTATTAACACCACTTTGGTTAACGTGTCAGTATCGGGCACTAGTCTGGCCAACGTGGTAAGCGCAATTAATAGCGCCGCCATAACTGGCGTTAAAGCCGATGCTTTAAATAACAAACTAGCCATCTATAGTGATGGTACAAGCACCAATAGTCAAGTTGTTATTGCAACTGGCTACAATGGTGCTGGTAATACTACAGTGTTCACTGCACTGGGGTTAACAGCTGGCACTTATAACTCTGCTGCGTTTACAAATAGCGATTTTGCAAATGTACCTTATTGGACAACTGCAGATGCAACAGCCGCACCCAATGGTAGTGCTTGGTTAAAGACCAGTGCCACAGGTGGTGGTGCCAACTTTGTAGTTAAGAAGTATAATGCCACAACAGATACATGGGTTAGCCAAGCAACTAGTGTATATACTACACAGGCCGCTGCTGATTACGCATTGGATCCCACAGGTGGTGGTAAGAATATTGCATCCGGAACTATTTTCTTCAGAGTAGATGTGAACCCCAATGGATCAACTACACTGGGATATGCTGGATACAGACCTAAACGTAGAGCAGCATCTGGAACAGTAAGTGCAACAGGTAACGCATTGGGAGCAACTCCATTTAGTAGTGGTAGTTCATTTACATTAAACTACACTACCCCAGGGGCTGCAACAGCCACTAGCACAACAATTACACTTGGCGGAACAGGTGCTAGTGCCTTTGTAAATGCAATTAATGCTGCCAATACCACTTATGTGTCTGCCGCATTAACCTCTACAAACGCTATTACATTAACACATAGCGGAGGCGGAGAAATTACATTAATAGTAATTGCTGGACAACCTAATATTCCAAGCCAAGCTGGATTTGCGGATGCCACATTGACTAATGTGTATTTATATGGCACAGCAGTTAATATTACTGGGTGGGAGGATCTTACATATACATATAGTGCAACACAACCAGTGGCTGATCCGGCCAATGGGACATATTGGTATTATAGCGATCCAACTGTCGTTGATGTTATGATCAACACAGGCACAGCCTGGAAAGGTTATAAAAACGTAAGTAGTGATTTGCGTGGATATAATTTAGGTAATACTGACCCATACGGTGTTATTGCAGCTGCAAGCGCACCAACAACACAAACTGATGATACTGCTCTAGTATCCGGTGACTTATGGTTAGACACAAGTGATTTAGAAAACTGGCCTAAACTAACCCGTTGGAACGGTACAAGTTGGGCTGCAATAGACAACACAGACCAAGTTTCAGGAGCAGGTATATTATTTGCCGATGCACGTTGGGACAGTGCTGGAACGTCAGATCCAGCAGCCGGTGATGAAACATCTATAGTTACATTATTGACTAGTGACTACTTGGACTTAGATGCACCCAACCCTGAACTATACCCACGTGGTATGTTGTTATTAAACACACGACGTAGTGGTTATAATGTTAAGAAATATGTAGAAAATTACTTCACAATTGATACTAATGCAGTTGATACTTGGAGTTCTAGTACCACTTATACAATTGGGCAAAAAGTCTACTCTGGCTCAACAATTTATGTTGCTATTCTAGGCGGAACAAACCATACTCCATCAAGTTCACCAACTTACTGGACTGCATTAACAACCAGCGCCTGGGTAACTGCAAGTGGATTAAAGACTGATGGCAGCCCATATGCAGGACACAAATCACAACGACAAATCATTGTTGCGGCATTACAAAGTGCAGTGGCATCAAATACTGAAATTCGTGAAGAACAATTCAAGTACAGTTTGATTTGTGCCCCTGGCTATCCAGAACTAATTGACGAAATGGTATCATTGAATAATGACCGTGCTAATACTGCATTTATCATTGGTGATACGCCAATGGATTTAAGTACAAACGCAGTTAGTATTATTAACTGGAGCAACAACACAAACGGTGATGGTTTATCAACTGCTGATCCATACTTGGGTGTATATTTCCCAGCTGGTTTGAGCAGTGACTTGGGAGGTAATACTATTATGGTGCCTGCAAGTCATATGGCTCTGCGTACATATCTGTATAACGACAATGTGGCTTTCCCGTGGTTTGCACCAGCAGGTACACGTCGTGGCCTAGTAAGCAACGCAACTGACTTGGGTTACATAAACCGTACTACCGGTGAGTTTACTCGTACAGGTGTTAACCAAGCACTACGTGATACTTTGTACGCCAACAAGATTAACCCAATCACAATTATTCCAGGAATTGGCTTAGTTGTATGGGGGCAAAAAACACGCGATCCAAACACAGAAAGTATGGATCGTGTAAACGTAAGTCGTCTGGTAAACTACATTCGTACTATCTTCTCAAGTGCAGGTAATGCGTTCTTGTTTGAACCTAATGATAAGATTACACGTGACCAGTTTGCAGCCATATTGAACAGATCATTAAATGATCTAGTATCGAAACGTGGTATTTACGACTACTTGGTAGTTTGCGATACAACAAACAACACACCAGATCGTATTGCAAATAATCAGCTGTATGCAGATGTTGCTATTGAGCCAATGAAGGATGTTGAGTTTATTTACATTCCAATTCGCTTGTACAACCCAGGTGACATCGCTACTTTGGGTAGCAAGTAAATCGCATAAATAAAGTATACAGGAGAATAATATGGCGGTATCGCAATTAACAAACTTTACAGTACCTCTAGCAGGTGGCGCCAGTGCTACCAGCCAGGGCCTGTTGATGCCAAAGTTAAAATACAAATTTCGTTTGAGTTTTTTAAACTTTGGTGTAAGTACAAACAATGTGATTGAACTAACAAAACAGGTTATAGACGTAAAGCGTCCTAGCGTACAGTTTGGTGATATTGTAATTGATGTCTACAACAGCAAAGTGAAACTAGCCGGTAAACATGACTGGCAACCTATTACAGTCAACCTACGTGATGACGTAGGTGGTAACGTTAGCAAAATGGTTGGTGAACAGTTACAAAAGCAATTTGACTTCCAAGAGCAAGCAAGTGCCACAAGTGGTATTGACTATAAGTTCACATTACAGTTAGAAATGCTTGATGGTGGCAACGGTGCTCGCGCTCCAACAGTCTTAGAACAGTGGCAACTATATGGTTGTTACTTACAACAAGTTGACTACGGTGATGTAAATTATGGATCAGGTACAGATGCTGTTACAGTTGCGTTGACAGTTGTTTATGATAACGCAGAACAAACTCCACAAGGCACTCAGACTGCTGGTGTTGGATTTGGTGCTACAATTGCTCAAACAATTGGCGCAGTTACAGGTTAATAGACCTCAAACTAAAAAACCCGCTCAGGCGGGTTTTTTTATGGATAAATATTATATAACAGGACTATAATTATGAGCATGATTGACGATGTATTACGAGGGTTAAGTAGCGGTACCTACATCCGAGATTTCAAACACGCCAACAAGATATTTGTCAGTGACTCTTATGCGTTAGCACCAAAACACTCTTACTTATTTCACGTGGCATTTGATATAAATTCTGAACTGAGTAGAATGCCTCATACAGAAAAAATAAAAATGGGGCAATTGGTAAAAACAGTTAGTTTGCCCAAGTACACAATCGATACTAAAACGTTTAATGCCTACAACAGAACCAATATTGTACAAAATAAGATCAAGTACAACGATGTAAATATTACATTTCACGACGATAGTGCTGATATAATACGCGACTTTTGGTATGATTATATGAGCCATTATTATAGAGATAGTGATTACAACCAATCATTATATAAACAAAGTACAAAATATAACGAAAGACAAACAGAAAATTGGGGATATTTGCCAGCCAAGTATGGATCACATGGTGCAGTTGAACGTATACTAGACAGTATACGAATTTATAGTTTACATCAAAAACGTTTTACAGAATATATATTAATCAACCCCACAATAACAAGTTTTGGTCATGGGCAACACGACTATAGTCAGGGCAATGGCATCCTGGAAAATACAATGACAGTGGCATACGAAACTGTATTGTATAATTATGGCACAGTCAAAGTTGGCGCCGAGCCTAACGGGTTTGCTACACTAGACTATGATAAAACTCCGAGCCCGTTAACTCCGCAAGGTGGCGGCACAACAAGCCTATTAGGTCCAGGTGGATTATTAGATGCTGCCAATGGTATAGGTCAGAGTATGCAACGAACACAAGAAAACGCCGACGGAACTGAGAGTGCAAATCCCAATTGGCTTGGTGCTGGTATAACTGCATTAAAAACATTTAATAATTTAAAAGGTCAAAATATATTAGGCATGGCTGGTGCCGAACTTAAAAATATTGGACAAGGTATATTGCGTGGAGATAAAAATACATTAAACAGACTAGCACTTCCCAGGGCTGGTGTTGGTAATGG